ATGAAAAACAAACAAATCAAAAAGGCTGATTGGAAAAAAGCACTCAGTGATTTTCTTCTTTTAAAAAGAGCTGAAGGAAAAAGTGAAAGGACAATAAAGGATTATGACAAACATGTAAATATCTTCTTCAAAAGATATCCTAATGCATTAGCTGACCTTGAAGCATCAGTATTGGGATATATGGGAGAGAATATTAAACCAGCAACGTATAATCTTAGAAGAGCATACCTTAAATGTTTCTTTGACTATCTGAAGGAAGAAGATATAATAACAAGTAATCCGATTATAAAGTTACCAAAACGCAAGGCTCAAGACAAAATAATTGATATTCCTGTTGATGTACTTCAACAGCTTTTAGCATTACCAGATAAAAGTAGTTTCACAGGTTTAGTAGACCATTGCCTCATTTTACTCATGATGGACTGCGGTATAAGACCCAAAGAAGCTCTTACATTAAAGGTATCTGATTTTGATATTAAACATAATTGTGTAACTATCCCTGCTGAATTGGCAAAAACAGGAGTTTCAAGGACATTACCCCTTAGTATTGAAACAGTAAGACCTATCACAAAGGTAATTAGTTCTAGACCAAAGGATTGGAATAATAATGTACCTGTATTTTGCAGTTGTTCAGCGGAAACATTGGATAGCGAAGTACTCTCCAGAAGATTTAAAAGGTATTCTCAAAAACTTGGCACAGATATAACACCTTATTCACTACGGCATTGCTTTGCCTTGTATTATTTACGTAATGGTGGCAACTCTCTGATGTTACAAAAAATAATGGGACATACAACTCAAGATATGACCCGAAAATACGTAGCATTAAGTGATACAGATGTTAAAGAAAGTCATTCGTCTTTTACACCGATAAAAAACATTCTGCCACCGAAAAAGACCAACATTAGGAAGATTCGAAAATAACACTATATTCAATCTAAGAGCCTTGCCAATATGCAGGGTTCTTTTTTCCATTTGTCCAAACACTTGTTTGTCATATACTATATTTGGTGGTATAATTAAGTATGACGTACAAATATAGGGGGTCAGTATGGAATGCTTGTGTACAAAAATTGATGATTTAGGGTATAGCACAATTGAACATGAAATTGTTAGATACTATGACTTAGGAAGTGTTAATAGCTCTGGATTACCTATCACGCTAAGTGATGATGAATATGGCACATATTACATTAATGGAACTAGAAAACATGGAGATTTTTCTATAAGGATAACAAAGCAGCCTGATGGGAAATATAGTTTATTTGTTGTAGCGTATAATCTGAAGAAACATAAAAACAGGTGAGGGGAAATATGGCAGATACAAATATTGATATAATTACAAAACTTATAAATTGTTTTAAATCACCAAGATACCTTTTTGCTATAAGTTTAATATCAGGGATATTATTATTTTCTCCAGAATATATCATAAATAGTTTAGGGATACAATTATTTATATCAAAATATAGGATATGGATAGGAATAGGATTTTTAATTTCTTTTGGATTTTGGATTACTGATATTAGTGTTATTTTGTTAAAGAAACGAAAGTTAAAATCTAAAGTAAAGTTTAAAATAAGTGAAAGAGAAGAGCGGTTGGAAAATTTAACATATGAAGAGAAAAAAATCTTATCTTATTATATTGATTACCAAACTAGAACACAGAGATTATCATATAGTAATGGAGTAGTTAATGAACTTATATATTACAAAATCCTATACAGATCTTCTAATATTATCAATATGGATTTTAAAATATCTTATAACATTCAGCCTTGGGCTTGGAACTATTTAAATAAACATCCTGAATTATTGCAAGTTAATCCTAATTATTCTGTTGGTGGATACTTATAAAATTTTTTATAGGAGTGATTCTATGAGCATATCAAAAAGAGAAAAAATAATATACAGCATACTTAAAGAGGTAGAATCGGGTAATAAAAACTTAACACATGAAGATTACGATATAGAGTTTGACCTATTTTGGGATATTTCAATAATGATAAGAGATGCCGGATTATTGAAAGGCGTAAGATTTACATTAGACCCTAGAGTGGCATTTGAGAATTCACAAATTACTTTTGAAGGATTAAATTATTTAAAAAGTAATAGTGCGTTATCTAAAACCTATAAAGGTTTAAAAGCCATAAGAGAATGGCTTCCACTATAACCTTAAACTAATAAGACATTTGTTCGAGTACTTGAAGTTAAGTCTTATTCAATATAGAGGTGTCCTGAACGGTACTTGGGTTGACACTCCTCTGGGAAATATTAAGTTTTGTTTATTCGGCACTTCCAATATGGAGGTGCCTTTCTATGTCAAACCGGCGCCTGGTCTGATATCTTTTTTGCCCTCATCGCCGGGCGGGCTAGACCCTACAAATTAACTCGCAGGATCATTCAGGAGCTTCTCTCGGGCAAGAGGCAAGCTGTCAAGAAATGTCTGCATCGGCGTCTTGCCTTTACACCTTTTCCCCTGATGTGTTCGCTCTTCGTTGTATTCCAGCATATAAAAATCCAAATCCTCCTGCATTTGTTCAACTGATTTATACATTGTCCTTCGGAATGCGGGTTTATAAAATTCATTCAGAATTGTTTGGTTAAAACGCTCGCATATACCGTTTGTTTGAGGGCTTTTAGCCTTTGTCATTGTGTGCTCAATGTCGTTCATCTGCAGAAATAACTCATACAAGTGTTTCTCAGGTGCTCCACAGTACTCCGTTCCTCTGTCTGTGAGTACTCTCATTATCGGTATCATATGATTCTCAAAGAACGGTAAGACTCTGTCATTTAATATATCTGCTGCTGTTACTGGTACCTTGGCTGTATATAATTTTGCGAATCCCACTGCCGAATAAGTATCTATGGCAGTTTGCTGATATATACGTCCAACACCTTTGATATAGCCCACATAGAAAGTGTCCTGTGCCAGCAAATATCCCGGGTGCTGGGTATCTATCTCGTCTATGGATATATTCTTTTCCTGCTGTGCCTTTTCCAGAGCAGCGAGCTGATCTTCAGTGTAAAGTATGCCTTCCTTGGCAGCCTTTTCTTCAAGCTTTTTGAGTCTCTTGTCAAAGGTTTCTATATTATATCTCTGCCAGATTGATCTTACCCCTCCGGCTGATACAAGAACTCCTTGTTTTCTCAGTTCGTTACTTGCCCTGAGCTGCCCGTATGCCGGCTTTTCATATGCTATTCTTAATACGGCTTCCTCAGTTTCTGGAGCAACCCTGTTTTTCATACAAGGCTTTCTTCTGGTCTTGTCCTTTAATCCTTCCAGACCATTTTCCTCGTAAGCTTTCTTAATATCATAGAAGTGCTGTCTGCTGACTCCATGAATTTTACATGCTTCACTTACGTTTTGAAGATATTCGGCCAACTCAATCAGGCTCATTTTGTTTTTAACTATACGATCTTGTGCTGTCATAATTGAAATCTCCTCCTACAATTTAATTATTGTCCAGAGGAGATATTGCCCAACATTATTCAGATACTGTCAAGTGAAGTCAATTCTCTAGCAATAGAGGGCTTTATGATTATAAACTTAATGGCATTGATTGGATTAATATTAAACTTTTTTGGCACTGTTTTAATATTCAAACCGATTATTTATAAGTCTCCAAATACTTTTTTATTTAACAATAAAAACAAGCAAGTTGATGAGTTCTTTAAAGAAAGAGAATTCAATGTATATGGTTTTATATTAATAATGATAGGTTTTTTTGCTCAAGCCTTTTCAGTATTTTGTAACATACTATTAAATATAAAAAAGAATTAATGAACTACGGTATAATAACTTTCGAGATAAACAGCTAAAAATAGATTGATTATTAATTAATTATAATGATTCTGCATATATTCCTGATTTTCTTTAGCATATGTTCTTATTTTATTAGTGTCCCATAGATTATTTAATTTAAAGTAATCAACTACATCTTCAAAAGTTGTGACTTTAAATCCTTTGTTTTTTAGCTCTGTAACTGTTGTAAATATTCTATAAGATGGATTGAATATTATGGCAAATTTAGCTTTTGCGTTTTCAGTTTTATAGTATCTTCCATTATTTTGCTTACATATATTTGAAAGGGCTTCTTCAATTTTATAGAAATTCTCCCATTTACCAATCGCATCACACATACCAGATTTGTAAGCAATAAAACAAGTATAAATATCATTAGAAATAATATCATAGTTAAATGATTTGGTAGCGTTTACTTTGTTAAATTCAGCCATTGCTTGTTTATTTTTGACCTTAATATTATGCCTATAAATTAAAACTGTTTTGAACCTTTCATAATCTTCTGGTTTTACCCAGAACATATAATCTGGTGTAGCAAATTTATGATAAATATTATCGGAACTCTTACCTTTATATTTAACAAAATAAGCATCTATATAGGATTTTTGATCGTTAATAATAATGTATTGATTTTTAGCTGGGAATACGACAGTTGCATTTTTAACAGTGTTATTTCTATCATTTATAAAATCAATTTTAAAGGTCTCATCTTGTGGAATATAGTTTAAATCATGAAATATATTAGGTTTTGCAATATATTCTTCTATTTTGACACTTGGCTTACTATAGGGGTTATCCGTTATCGTGTTTTTTTGCCTAGAAAAAAGTTTAGATATAAAATTAAACATAATATCAACCTCACTTCTTTTGTTAGGTAAATTATACCACAAAACAGTTCGTTTTTTACATTTTCTTGCAATTATCGCTTATTGAAGATAAAATATTAGTAAAATATTGTTAATGCTGGGGGCTATATGTATAAAATTCGTCTATTCTTTTTTTTAATTCTTATTATATTTATGTTTTCAGGTTGTTCTTTAGGTGAAAGTATTCAGACAATTAAGCAAGAAAATACTAATTTACAAGCACAGGTTACTTCACTTAAACAAGAAAATCAATCATTAAAAAGTCAGTTAAATGAAATCAAAAACGGTGCTAAAAACCTTTACAATAATATTCAGAACTATTATAAAGATAAGTCATATGATAAGGCAAAAGAAGAGATTAATAACTTACTTCAAAAACACCCTGACTCAGAAGAAGCTAAAAAAGCTAAACAGTTGCTATCAACCATAAATATAGAAATAAAAAACGATGCAGAAAAGGCACAGCTTATTAAAAAGCAAAAAAAAGATGCAGATAAAAAACGATTGGCTGAATCAACTAAAAAAATGCGTAAGCAGTATGATGAAGTTCAGGAAGTAACATGGTATTTTGATAAGAGTTCTCCTCAATATGCAAATGTAAATAGCTTTTATGTTTACATAGGAACAAAAAAAGATTCACTTCCAGGATTAAGACTGAAAATACAATATACTGCCGATGATTGGATTTTTATTAATAAGTATATTTTTAAGGTTGATAATAAAACATTTGAAATTGATACCGGAGACTTTGGAGTTACCAGAGATAATAATGGAGATGGAATCTGGGAATTGTATGATGTTGAATTAAGTAACGAGAATTATGATTTAATCAAGGCTATTATTTCTTCAAAAAAAACAATCATTAGACATCAAGGTGATGAACATTATTCTGATAGAGTGATAACATCAACTGAAAAGCAAGGATTAAAAAATGTACTAGATGCGTATGAGGCCTTAGGTGGTAAATTTGATTTTTAATGTAAATAAAATAAATACTAATACTGAGGGGGACAAATCATGCTTAAATTTGAATATGAAGAAGGAATTAAGGAAGATGAAAAAGCTATATTTAAAAATCTAGAAATACTTGCAAATAACATACCTGACATTACAATTCATAAATTGCTAGAGAATTGACTTCACTTGACAGTATCTGAATAATGTTGGGCAATATCTCCTCTGGACAATAATTAAATTGTAGGAGGAGATTTCAATTATGACAGCACAAGATCGTATAGTTAAAAACAAAATGAGCCTGATTGAGTTGGCCGAATATCTTCAAAACGTAAGTGAAGCATGTAAAATTCATGGAGTCAGCAGACAGCACTTCTATGATATTAAGAAAGCTTACGAGGAAAATGGTCTGGAAGGATTAAAGGACAAGACCAGAAGAAAGCCTTGTATGAAAAACAGGGTTGCTCCAGAAACTGAGGAAGCCGTATTAAGAATAGCATATGAAAAGCCGGCATACGGGCAGCTCAGGGCAAGTAACGAACTGAGAAAACAAGGAGTTCTTGTATCAGCCGGAGGGGTAAGATCAATCTGGCAGAGATATAATATAGAAACCTTTGACAAGAGACTCAAAAAGCTTGAAGAAAAGGCTGCCAAGGAAGGCATACTTTACACTGAAGATCAGCTCGCTGCTCTGGAAAAGGCACAGCAGGAAAAGAATATATCCATAGACGAGATAGATACCCAGCACCCGGGATATTTGCTGGCACAGGACACTTTCTATGTGGGCTATATCAAAGGTGTTGGACGTATATATCAGCAAACTGCCATAGATACTTATTCGGCAGTGGGATTCGCAAAATTATATACAGCCAAGGTACCAGTAACAGCAGCAGATATATTAAATGACAGAGTCTTACCGTTCTTTGAGAATCATATGATACCGATAATGAGAGTACTCACAGACAGAGGAACGGAGTACTGTGGAGCACCTGAGAAACACTTGTATGAGTTATTTCTGCAGATGAACGACATTGAGCACACAATGACAAAGGCTAAAAGCCCTCAAACAAACGGTATATGCGAGCGTTTTAACCAAACAATTCTGAATGAATTTTATAAACCCGCATTCCGAAGGACAATGTATAAATCAGTTGAACAAATGCAGGAGGATTTGGATTTTTATATGCTGGAATACAACGAAGAGCGAACACATCAGGGGAAAAGGTGTAAAGGCAAGACGCCGATGCAGACATTTCTTGACAGCTTGCCTCTTGCCCGAGAGAAGCTCCTGAATGATCCTGCGAGTTAATTTGTAGGGTCTAGCCCGCCCGGCGATGAGGGCAAAAAAGATATCAGACCAGGCGCCGGTTTGACATAGAAAGGCACCTCCATATTGGAAGTGCCGAATAAACAAAACTTAATATTTCCCAGAGGAGTGTCAACCCAAGTACCGTTCAGGACACATAAATTAATGGAGTATTTAGAAGTATATAAGCACCCAAGAGATTTTGCAAAATATCGTATTGGTTCTGGTGGTAAACATGTTTTTATATGTAGGTTGAATAAAGCTTATGATGGACTTGTGTTAATAACTGATGAAAATGAAAATTAATTAAATGAAGGGATAACATTATGAACATTAATCAAAAAATAGTAAACTTAAAGACCAATATTATTTTTATGACTCAAGACTTGAAAGATTGCAATGAGGAAATAGATGTACATAGTTTAGCTGTAAGCGCTTAATCTTGGGGTGCCTTGTTTGAATCTTTATGACACCAGCATGGCAATTCGGGTGACCATGGCAGATAAGGTGTCAGAGATTTCTGCGTTAATTCTTTCAAGTCCGGTAATTTTGACAGTAGATACACCAAATACATATATGGATTGAGTTGATTTGCTTTAGCTGATTCGATCATACTGTATACAATGGCACTGGCTTTGGCTCCACGGGTCGTGTCGGCAAAGAGCCAGTTCTTCCGACCTGTGACATAAGGCCTGATGGCATTTTCAGCACGGTTATTGGAAATTTCGATGCACCCATCCAGCATAAAATTAATCAGAGTTTCCTTTTGATTCAACGCATAGGTAACTGCTTTTCCCAGATTTGAGTTTTGGAGAGGATTTAAATGCGATACCCATTGCCAGAACTCATCAAGAAGAGGTTTTGCATTTTTTCGCCGTTCTTGGTGCCGATTTTCAGAGGATAATTCTATCCATTTCTTTTCCATGGCAAATAAGCGGTTACAGTAATCATATCCAATAGCCGCCTTGGAGCTTTTGTTATCTGCTCCATTAGGAATTGCTTCTTCAAATTTACGCTGTAAATGAGCCCAACATCCACAATGTATGACATTAGGTACTGCATTGTAACCACTATAGCCATCTGTTTGAAGATAACCCGAAAACCCTTCCAGAAACCGTCTGGCATGCTGACCGGATCGTGTCGGCTGGTATTCAAACAAAACCGCCGGAGTCAGACTTTGACCGGAAGTGTAGACCCACATTCGAGATTCGGTGGTTGCTCTCCGTCCCGGTTCTTTCAATACCTGCAGGACGGTTTCGTCCGCATGTATCAACGGTTCGGTCACCAGATTTTTCTTAATAGCATCATACATTGGTTCAAGCCATTCATGACTTGGACGTATAATCCAATTGGCCAGAGTAGCTCTGGAGAGTTTCACTCCTTGGTTCGCCCAGTCTTTTTCCTGTCGGTATAAAGGCATTCCATTTGCATATTTTTGATACATTACATAAGCTACGGTTGAGGCAGAAGCAAGGCTGCGCTTCATAACAGGTTTTGGGACAGGAGCTTTAACAATATTGGCTTCGCAGGTCTCCTTCTCACATTCCTTGCATACATAATTTAAACGAATATATCTCAATATGCGTACCTGGGCAGGGATAATCTCCAGTTCGTCCCGGACATATTCCTTTCCGAGATATCTCAGATCAGTGTTGCAAATGTTACAGGTGCGTTTATCTTTATCCAGATCACAAACGACTTCCACCACTGGTACCGTTTCTGCCAGTTCTTCCTTGGTTCGCTTGGGTTTTCTGGTATGTGCTGCCACAATTGTCTGCACGGTCGGTTCTTCTGCCTTGTTGCCAGCTTCGACCTCTGCCTCATTGAATAAGGAAAGCTGACCGCTGTCTTCATCAAAAACATAACGCCGCTTTTCGCTGGATTGACCATATAAAGCTTTTTGAGATTTAATAAGAAGCTCAGTAAGTTGTTCAATACGAACTTGCTGGTTTTCTACTGTTTTTTCCAAAGAGGAAACATATTCAATTTGATTGGGCGAAAGCCCTGTAATATCAATCTTTTGCATAAGTTAATTATACCATTATTGGACTGAAAATTCCAACTAAAATACAGTAGAACCCACACTTTTCAGCACTTTTTATCAATAGATATCACCCTGTTTCGCTTCCCGGATTGCCTTAGGTTGATCAATAGCCAAGCCATCCATAAGCCACCGAAATTCCTGCATTGTAAGACGTCTTGCCTGCTCTGGTGTCCGAGGCCATTTGAAGCTCCCGTTCTCCAGACGCTTGTACAGCAGGACAAAACCGTCCCCTTCCCAATAGAGAGCTTTTAACCGATCCCTTCTTTTACCGCAGAACAAAAACAGGCTCGGTGAAAACGGATCCATACCAAAAGTTCCCTTTATGATGGCGGCGAATCCGTCGATTGACTTGCGCATATCAGAGTAACCACATACAATGTAAATGTCTTCTGCTTTTGAAATATCGCCTAACATATGGTCTTCAATGCCGACAGAACTGCCGCAATTGTATCTTTGGAAGTTCCATCAGGGATATCTATAGAAACGGAATTAATATGAATTGTAACTGCTGCTGTCTGCCGGAAAGATACGGGTACAATCTGCTGTCCTTTACTTTGAAGCTCAAGAGGTCCATTTTCGATAGTCAGAGTGCGGATTCTGCGTAACCAATAGTAATATGATTTGATATTTACATTGTTCTGATTACACCAACTGACAGCCGTCATTCCACTGGCTTGGCACGTCTGGACTATCTGAGTCCACTGCTTGAGTCTAAATTCAGTTTTAGTATCTGTTATTTTATCCATTTGGGGATAGCCTCCTTGGTGATTTCAGACTTTTTAGACAAAGTCGAAAAACTTTAAAAAGTCTAAAGACAATTTGAAAGGATTATCTCATACAGATGGATAAACTACTATGCACCCCAAGATTAAGCGCTTACGTTTAGCTGAATTAGAAAGCAATTTAGAAGCTTTTTTAAGATTTATTAAAGACGAAAAATATTTAAGAAAATAACTTAATATACATAAGTAAGAATCCAACGCCTTTCGATCAAGAGGGTATTTTTCAGTTGTGGTCTTTAGCTTGTTGAGCATGAGGCTAGTTTCTCGAATAAAATGAGCCATGCGAAATAATTGACCACCTTAAAACGGGTGGTCATGATTCCTTTATATAATAGTATAAATCAATAAAAAATTGACAAGTTGGGCTTCAATATTCTGTACCAAGTATTGGTTCTAATTTATTAAGAGGGTGGTAATCAATAGATGAATAAATTAGACTATCAACGTCATATCCTAGATCATGAAGCATATTTTTTAGGTCATAAACTAGAGTTTTAGGTTTTACCGTATTCAGTATTATTGCAAATGTGTTTTTTATTTCATTTAATGATAATGCAATATTAGTATTTTTTAGACTTTCGATAGTAATCTTATTTATTCTTTCCTCGGGCAGACCTGAGTTTTTTAGGGTTATTCTTAAATTGTAATTAAGTGTACGAACGCCTACGACATTCATGCCCTTTTTTCCATAGTATTTTCTAGAAGTTAAGAATAAATATTTATCATTTACTCTAAATGTATTTTCTTTATAATATTTGTCGTATACAAGTTTATAGTTTTTAAGTTCATTAATTAAAAAACTATTTAGCTTATATTTATTACTTGGTGTAATAATATAATTCTCACTTAAGTTGATATCTTTCCATTTGATATTAATTATTTCATTTTTCTTCCACCCAAGAAATAATGGAAGAATTATTAGTATATAATTCCGTAATGCAACGTAATAATATTCCAGGCTTTTAGGTTTAGACGAAATAATACGTTCTTTACAATATGAAATTATTTGTTTGATTTCATCAAGGGTTAAGGGAGAATTCTCTATTGATGATGTTGAAGGATTTATACCTCTATTTTTTATAAATATTTCTTCAGCTAGTTTTTGTATTGCTATATCATTTATTTCTGGATTGTTGTATCCAAATGCTTTTTCCCGATTACAGAATTTTAAAAATGATGAAATATAATTAAGCACGGTTTTTAGTCTATTGGAATCATTTATAAATCCTTTTCTCTTTTCAAGTGATAATCTATAGGAACCAAATTCTCTTACATGGAAGTTTGTTATTTCCGAAAAATTAAGGTCAGGGTACTTATTAATAACAAAATTAATAAAACACTCGATCTCTTCTTTATATGCTTTCAATGTATCGTAGGGATTTGTACTCTTACAATGATTTTTTTTGTATGATAAAAAGTCAGATAAAACCTTTATATAAATTAGTTTAGGGGAATTGATAATAAAATCTGTTGAGAATAAACATATAGAATTATATATTTCACATATTGAATTATCATTAGTTAAATCAATAGAAAATATATCTATATTCACGGAGTATAGTTCTAATTCATTGTAATAATTATTAAATGGTTTAACAAATAGCTTATAAATATTGCCATTAGTTAAAATACCAATAGAAGGGTATTTATCAATCATATATTTCTTTAAAAAACTTATAGTATCATTCCTATTTAATGGACAATATATATTTTTAGCTTCAATAGGTATCTTGTAATCAATAGAGCCAAATGCCTTGGAATAAAAATATGAGATATCAATTCTATTTTGAGATAAACCATCTTGTTCTTCGTGACGCATAGATGACTCATCATAGCCTAGTAGATATAGTAAAGGCTTAATAATTTTAATTTTCGTATCTTCTTCACTGATGTTTTTAATATTTGGATATCCTAAATCCCTCAATATAATTTTCGTATCAGCAAGATACTTTTTAAATTCTGATATATCCATACCAACCTCTCCTTTGAATAAAATTATTTTTTGTAAAAATGTTTACTTATGGTGATTATTTTTATAATTTTATAGAAAAATATGAGTGGTATATTTTGCAAGGAAAAGAAGAGTTTGAGCAATCACCCTTCTTTTTCCTTTTCCCAAGAAATGCTATACCCGATAATTTGGGCTATTATTTTACATTCTGTGTATTTTATTGTACCTCTTGTTAATTTATTAGATATATTTTGAGTAGTAGTTCCTAATTCATATTTATCATTCATTATTTTAACTATATCAGTAAGAGTCCAGCCACTTGAAGCAATGTATGATTTGATTTCATTTCTTATATTCATTTGCTCACCTCCACTTGATTATTATACATTGATAAAACTATTTATTCAATATAGTGTAAAAATATTTAATAAAGTGTTGACGCATTACACTGTAGAGTGTATAATGAAACCATAGTAAAACAAGTGAGACATAACCAAAAACGAAAGGGGTTTTGCAAATGCTTAACACAAATCGGAATGTAAATGAGGAAACCAATACTAGGTACTACATAATGGATGAATCGAGCCAATTCGTACATGCAGATTCAATCAAAAAAATAGGGGAGGAGTATACATATACCTCATACCCGAGACCTGAGAGAGCATATCCTTCAATGGATGCAGCACAAAAGGCTCTAGATAATTTGAAATTACATAATAAATGTGGAAACCTAAATCACGTTTTTACAATTAAATCTGAACCAATAACTAAACCAACGTGTTTCGTTATCAAAGACCAAAACAACCGCTTTGTTGATGCAAACTGTATATTCCTTTTACCAAACGATGATAGTAAACAGCTGGAATGGTGGCTAACAAGCTTCAGCACAGAAATCAACAGTATCTTGAGGTATCCAACAAAAGAATATGCCCAAATAGTATTAGAAAAATTAAATAAACTAAAGGATATCGCAGGATTCACCGATGCCAAGTTCCACATTGAAGAATTTACAAAGTGTAGCAATACTCCTGCTAAAATGAGTATTCAGACAATACTAGTACCAAAAGGTAAGAAGATGGCTCACAGGCAGTTATATAGGGAAACTGTTAGGGAATTTATTTATTAAAGATTCCCAACGGTATTGGGAACATTAAAATAAACTCGAAAAAGGAAATTATAAAAATTTCTTTAAAATACTTGACAGAGCAAAATTGTTTGATAAATAATGCTTAGGTGGAATCAAATGTTCTTTGACAAATAAAAAAAGACCATAAAAACAACCTCTTGACAAACTATTCCAAAAGGTGTATCATGATTATATAGCTTTAACAATTACTTAATAACTTGGTTTGCTAATTTAAAGTAAAGTGTACTATTTCATATTGTCAGTATTAATAATATCAAGAAAAAGAAATATTGTCAATAAATTTTTTGTTTTATGATGATTAAAGCAGTAAATCCAAGAGGAGGTTGTTTAATATGATAGGAGTAAGACTCCGGTGCTAGGACAAAACAATAGTATAACTATGTGATTCTATAGCTTATTTTTTAAGTAAGTTTTATATAGCATAGCTCCACTCTTGTCCTAGTACCGACTGGACATGATAGGGGCTTAAAATGCATAAGCAAGACCAAGGCATAAAAGGCAGTTTATCTTCCAGTAATTTAGAAGAAGACTGATTTTTTTGTGCCTTTTTCTATGGACTGAAATTATGTACTTTGGCAACAACATATTGTGCATGGAGGGGATGGTATCTCCGTTATTGCAAAACCAAAATTTGAATGAAGGGAGAAGAATAGATGGATCAGTTACAACCAATTATTTTCTATCTATTAAAGTATTATACATACTATGATGAAGATAATTTTAGAGAACTGTATGTAAAAAATGATTTAAAGGGTATGTTCTTTGCAATTCATAAACGTGATGTTATTCAAGCATATAAAGATGTATTTCAATATTTGCCTGATGATATTAAATATAAGGCGTTTTTTAATGTATATACTCGTGCAGAATATAACTTTAAAGCATTGACTATAAAGATATTGGACGCTTTAAAGAAATTAAGACCAGATAGTGTAATTCAAGAACTAAGCAAATATGCAGATGATAAAGGATATATAACAATATATCGTGGTGAATGTACAAAGTCAACACCAGTTAATAAGGCTTTATCTTGGAGCTTAGATAAAGATCGTGCCGAGTGGTTTGCTAGAAGATTCTTATTTGGTGATAATGTGGGCTATGTATATTCTGCAAAAGTCAAAATAAATGATGTGATAGGCTACTATAATGGCAGGGATGAATCCGAGGTTATTGTTAGATATAAGTATTTAATGCTGATTTCTTCGGATGAGTTTAAAATAGCGTAGACCTAATACAGACCTCTTGCACTCCAAGCAAGTGGTCGAAGAGTCAGATAGAGCATGGACAGTGGGGTAAGTGGTTGGGTCTGGTGGTGATAGTAACAGATTGAGACGTGGCCGGAATAATGTTCCGACGAGCCGGTTACAAATAAGCAATTTCATTTTGTTTTGAAGTAAAAAACATTTATAATCTCTAAAACCCTTGCTACTAGGAAGTGTTTTGGCGAAAGTTAAAAATTCAACTTTTGCTCAATATATTTTATAACATAAAGTTGAAATTTTAACCCCAAGTCAAATAAATATTTTTTCTAAAGTAAGAATTCTAACACTAAGTTATAAAAAAATAAAAGTTGCAGATAGAAAATTGCACTCCATATAAGTGTAACAAGATAAGAATAATATATAACAAAATTAAAATAATTAAATAATAAGATTGAATAATTAATAACAAAATAAGAATAAGTAATTATTCTTGCATGATAAATCACGCAAGCAACATTTTCTTTTTTTGTTTATGTGATTTCTTTTCTTGTTTTAACTTCTTGATTTCAATTCATATTTTTTGACTTAACTTTCTTATTCAAAATTTAAAACTTAAATATACCTTACAAAAAATGGGAGGATACAATTTGGAAGAAAATAGTAATAAAATAGTTTTAGAAGATAGCTATATTATGATACCTAATATAGTTGTTCAAAATAGTACTACCATAAACAGTTATATTCAGTTATATGGTAGAAAATCGTTAGCATACATAAGACAGATGCTTATGCTACAAAACAAAAAGTCTCAGGTAAATATAAGTATAAATTTTTTATTAAAAACTCTTGGCATTGATAAAAATATTTATCGTGAGAGAAAATATCTCAATGAGTTTATATCAGCTTTGGTTAAGGATAAATTAATAGAAATTATCTCTATAAATAACATTCCATGCAATGACATAAATAATTTGAATTTTGATGACTATATTGTTTTCAAATTAAACATCTACGAATACAATGAAAATGGACAGGTTCAAAATTATTTTCAGCTCAATGATTCAGAATGGAATAAGTTAATAAATTATTCAGGAGATTTAAACAAATATAATTTATTAAACTTGTTTTGTAATCTGAAAAGCAGAATGAAAAGAAGTTCATCAGATATTCATATTTCTGAGAGAGTTCCTGAAGTATGCTATCCAACATATGAAACTATAAAAGAAGATATTTTTATAGAGTCTGATAAGACTTTGGCATTATATATTACTACTTTAGAAGAAATGGATTTAATTAGAAAAGATTGTGCAGGAGATATGATATTCAAGTTAGAAGGTCAGAAACCAATAAGAAGAAAAGCTAATTTTACATATACTTTATTTCGACCTGGTTGGGAAATTGAACTTGAAAATAGTATCAGTCAGTATAAGAGTAATAAACGCAAAGACGGATGGAGTTTCATTTCTAAGGTGAAAGAAGTCTCTGCTGATGAAAAGAGGTCAATTACTCAAAAAATCCATATGCTTGAGAAGTTACAATCTGATGGAAAATCTTTAACTCAATCACAAAAGAAAGAACTATTAAAACTAAAACGCCAGAGAGAAAAATGGCAATATGATGATAATGTTGATGTTCGCAAACTGGAAGAAGAAAAGTTGAAAAAAGATAATCCTGATAAAAAACTCTCTGAAGTATATGAGGAAATGGGTTATGAAGCTAAAGCAGATAGAGCTTATGAAGATGAAGAGACTATACAGGATGCTACAGATAATGTTAATAATACCTGGGGAGAAAGCAACCCAATGGAAGATTATACAATGTTTGAGTATCCAATAGAGGAAATAATCGAAATGCCTACTGAAGATGAAATCATAAAAGTTAAGTCTAGAGGTAGAATCAATATTTCAACACAGAAAAAGTCTAGCCTTACAAAGCATATTCGTTCTAAACAAGACCCAGAAGGATTTGATAGTGATGATCTAATTGATGACCAAATGGATAATGAAAGTTTGGATTATTTTAAAGACAAAGCTTCGGGGCTATAACCACAGGGGGTGATATTACTTCACCCCTGCCAACCGGCAGAAAACATTATTAACAATCGTGTGATAAAATGGAGGAGATGAATTTCATGGAAAATAAAAATATATACATTAGAAGTCTGGAAGCAAGTGATATTTATAGCAATATATATAGAAGTCAAGATTTACAGGAAAAATATGTTGGAATGTTACCTTTTAGTTTACTCTCACAAAAACTAATCTCTGAGGGAATGGTAATCCAAGAGAAGAAGAATGGCAAGAAATATATTACTGATGACATTATTAATGTAAGCTTTGACAAAAAGGTTAAGTGTGCAGATGAGATTATAAAGGACACCAATAATAAGATTATTGAATTGATGGATAAGGCAATGCCTCAAGATGAATTTGAAAAGTTAAATTCTTTGATGATATCTGAAGGAGTAGATATTGCCAATAAGTATAAAGTTAAAGATTTCTTTAAGAAAAAGAAAATTAAGAAAACTCAAAAGAAATCTTATAATACTATGGCATATATAATTTCTTTAACTGAATTCGTTTCTTTTATCAAAGAGGATATGGTAGAACATCCTGAAAGTTGGAATGAAATTAAGAATATTGAGGTTAGTGATAACAATAAAAATATTAGAACTATTCTATATGAGGATGGATTTACACTTACAAAGACTATTAAAAAAAGAGGACAAGAAAGAAAAACTGTCAATACTACATATTGTGTCCTGGGGAGAAGTAGCTCAAAGAGTAGGACGGGGAATGTACTATTTATTAAACAATCATTGAAAAAGCCAATCTTAGATTGGATGCGAATGAAATTACCTATTAATAAGGACAGTAAAATAGATTTTCCTGCATTGTTAAGTTACGAATTTTTAGTAGGAAGCTCAGCGGAAAGATTTATTACTATTCCTACAAAATCAATGTTAATTGTCAGTGATGTCAAATCTGTATTTACTACTAAATGTAATGTTACTAAGAAAGATAGTACTACTGGGCATCTATATTCAGAAGTAGAAGAAAATTGGGAAATAGAATCATCATTGTTTGACGGAGAGTGTTTGTTAGATGCTGAATCAGATTATTTTAAAGAAAATGAATCAATGTTACTACTACGACAGCATATGTTTAAATCCGCAGGATTTGCTACCTATATCCAAAAATATTTAATAGAGTATCATAAAAAGAATATAAAGGGTATAGAGTATGAGGACTGGCAGATACTAGATATGTTCCAAAATAGAGTTTTTGCAAAGGATATAAAAATCATCTTTTGCCCTACCTCTCTCAAAGCATTGAAATTTAGCAAACTAATTGGTTCTGATGAGGATATGTACAAGTATTGGCAACAAAAGGTGCAGGGAGAAGAATGTATTTTTGCTGTTGTCAAGCATGAAAAAGAGAGTAAGCGTGGCTACGATAAAGATGGTAATATTCTGCAACAGATGTCTTATCAAATGATAGGGTCAATTGATTTATCGCCTGACAACATACAATCTTTACTTGAAATCGAAAAAGGCTACATATCTGACCTAAAAAACAATACGGAATCTTACATTAAATACTTGCAATCAGAAGCAAACGTAATGAATTACAACAATATGATGATAGACCTATATAAACATAATAACTTAGTTGAGAAAACAGGTATGTTTAAGGATTATAGGACTGATGAAATCAGTAGGTATGGTAAATATGTAAAGAGTGCCAAACTAAGACAAAAAGGGGACTATTGCATTTTGCTTGGGAATCCGTTATGTTTACTCAAACATGCTGTTGGTGATTTACCTGTAGTAGATGGTATTATTGATGAAAGTTATAAAGATGTACTTGAAGATAATGAAATTTATACGACCTTATTTTTGGAACATGGTAAGGAATATTGTATGTTCCGCAACCCCCACAATTCGCCATCAAATATTAATGTTGGAATACTAAAGACAGATGTGCAGCTGCTCAAGGATTATTTCAAGCTAAGTAAAAACATTGTAGTATGCAATGCAATAAAATACCCAATTCAGGCTATTTTAAATTCTTGCGACTATGATTCAGATAGTGCCGTTATTTTTGATTTCGGCACATTGCAGAGCGAAATTAAGGCTAAAGTAATCGGTAAATATTTTCCTGTAGAGAAGGATGATAAGAGTATCGGAATGGAAAAGACAACATATCCAATTAATAATACTGGGATGTCACATATTGACACGAAATTATCACAGAGCCAGAGATTAATAGGTGAAGTTACTAATGTCGGAGCATTGATACTAAGTAATATCTATAACTGCTAGAGAATTGACTTCACTTGACAGTATCTGAATAATGTTGGGCAATATCTCCTCTGGACAATAATTAAATTGTAGGAGGAGATTTCAATTATGACAGCACAAGATCGTATAGTTAAAAACAAAATGAGCCTGATTGAGTTGGCCGAATATCTTCAAAACGTAAGTGAAGCATGTAAAATTCATGGAGTCAGCAGACAGCACTTCTATGATATTAAGAAAGCTTACGAGGAAAATGGTCTGGAAGGATTAAAGGACAAGACCAGAAGAAAGCCTTGTATGAAAAACAGGGTTGCTCCAGAAACTGAGGAAGCCGTATTAAGAATAGCATATGAAAAGCCGGCATACGGGCAGCTCAGGGCAAGTAACGAACTGAGAAAACAAGGAGTTCTTGTATCAGCCGGAGGGGTAAGATCAATCTGGCAGAGATATAATATAGAAACCTTTGACAAGAGACTCAAAAAGCTTGAAGAAAAGGCTGCCAAGGAAGGCATACTTTACACTGAAGATCAGCTCGCTGCTCTGGAAAAGGCACAGCAGGAAAAGAATATATCCATAGACGAGATAGATACCCAGCACCCGGGATATTTGCTGGCACAGGACACTTTCTATGTGGGCTATATCAAAGGTGTTGGACGTATATATCAGCAAACTGCCATAGATACTTATTCGGCAGTGGGATTCGCAAAATTATATACAGCCAAGGTACCAGTAACAGCAGCAGATATATTAAATGACAGAGTCTTACCGTTCTTTGAGAATCATATGATACCGATAATGAGAGTACTCACAGACAGAGGAACGGAGTACTGTGGAGCACCTGAGAAACACTTGTATGAGTTATTTCTGCAGATGAACGACATTGAGCACACAATGACAAAGGCTAAAAGCCCTCAAACAAACGGTATATGCGAGCGTTTTAACCAAACAATTCTGAATGAATTTTATAAACCCGCATTCCGAAGGACAATGTATAAATCAGTTGAACAAATGCAGGAGGATTTGGATTTTTATATGCTGGAATACAACGAAGAGCGAACACATCAGGGGAAAAGGTGTAAAGGCAAGACGCCGATGCAGACATTTCTTGACAGCTTGCCTCTTGCCCGAGAGAAGCTCCTGAATGATCCTGCGAGTTAATTTGTAGGGTCTAGCCCGCCCGGCGATGAGGGCAAAAAAGATATCAGACCAGGCGCCGGTTTGACATAGAAAGGCACCTCCATATTGGAAGTGCCGAATAAACAAAACTTAATATTTCCCAGAGGAGTGTCAACCCAAGTACCGTTCAGGACACATAATGAACCCTATATTAAAAAAGTTACTTGAAGAAAATAAAATAAAACAGACATTAGATTTAGAACCATTTCTTATAGGTATGCAGGAAAAATGGGATGATGAAAATTATTATTATGACGTAAACGAAGCTAGAAAAATCTTTAAATATATCAGTCTATTAAAAAATGATAAAGGCACATCAAGACGATTTATAATTCTTAAATTTCAGTTTGAAATTATAACAGAAATATTATGTGTTAAAGACAGGAGTACTAATCTCAGAAAATTTCGAGAAGGACACATAAACATAGACAGAAAGAACAGTAAGAGCTTTTTAATCGGGATTATCCTTTCGTACTTATTTTTCTGTCAAAAAAAAATATTTGGTGCATTATTTATTATTACAGGTAATACGACGAAGCAAGCTACAGAATTATACAATACATTTAAAACCTTTGTTGAAGGTAATAAGGCACTTCGTAAAAAATGCAAAATTCTTGACAGTACAAAAACAATCATTAGAAAAGATAATAAAAATAAATTAATTGTACTTTCTAACGATGGTGGGGGTGCCGATTCATATGCTGTTTATTCTTGTGCTTTGGATGAAATTCACGAATATGCAAGAGATGAAATCTATGGAAAATTAAAAACTGGTTCTGGCATATGGGATGACCCACTGACATTTACCATTACTACTTCTTCATCGGGAGAAGACCCTAATAATTTAGAAATGCAATTATATACGATGTGTAAGAAACTGGAGGAAGACGATAGTATGGAAAAAGATAAAACTTTTTATTATAAGATATATGAAGCTGAACCAAATTGTGAGGTTGATGATTACAATCAATGGTTTAAAGCTAATCCCGCCCTCGGAGATTTTAGAAAACCCGATGATATTATCAATTTAGCAAACAGAGTTAAGTTAATGCCACTTCAAGAAAATATGTTCCGTAGAATGTTTTTAAATCAACATGTAGCAACAGACCATATTAAAAACGCAATAAATATGGACTTATGGTATGAATGTGTTAAGGATATAAATATTGATGAACTTAAAGGATGCAAGTGTTGGGGCGGTCTGGATTTAAGTTCTCAACATGATATAACTGCTTTTGTTTTGATATTCTTCAATGAAGACACACAAAAATATATTGTTGTCCCATACTTATTTACAGCAAAAGAGACTTTAATTGAAAGGGAAGAAAAAGATAAAAATCCATATAGTACATGGGTTAGACAAAAATTCTTATTATCTACTAAAGGTAGATATGTCAGCTTTGAAGATGTATTAGAAAAAATACATGAACTAGACAAAGAATTTGATATTCAAGAAATAGGATTTGATAGATTTGGTTCACCAACTATAATGAATAGGCTTGAAGATGTATGGAATGTTGTTCCACTTGGTCAAGGAACTGGAACTATGACAGGAGCAATAAGAGATTTTGAGAATTTATTAATTGATAAAAAATTAATAATTGCCAATAATGATGTTTTACATTTCATGGCTAAAAATTGTATTGCTTGTTACAACGAGAACATGGATGTTAAGTATAGTAAAAAGAAATCAAAGTTCGTAATTGACGGTATTATTGCAATGTTAATGGGGTTACTATTGGCAATTGAAGAAAACGGCATTGGACATTACAATGCAATGCAAGAATTAGAGAAGACGGATTGGTAAGAGGTGATAAAATTGAAGGAAAAACTGAATAAAATCATTAACAAGACGGTTTCTGGTAAGTTTTTTCTTATTGAAACGGTCTTTTTTATTGGTCTTTTTATCATTATTTTTACCAATTTCCTAGTGAATTTGTATTTAGGATTATACTTTTCAGGATTCATCTTAGTCGCTTATAGTATATTCCTATATAAATTTAACGGGAAATGAGGTGAAGAACAATGATATTTGATAAAATTGAAAAACGTGAGAATACGCCTATTAATGATTGGAAGGATATTTATAGCTTTGAAAAAGGTTATGAAATTATACCGTATGATAGGAGTTTAAAGGAAAGTACATATTATAGTGCAATCAAAATAATAAGTAAAAGCGTTGCAAAATGTAGTTTACAAGTTAAATTAGAGTCTGAAAAAGGTGAGGATTTAGCTAAGAATCATTACTTATTTGATAAGTTAAGGCTGCGATTTAATTCGTATATGTCATCAATTGATGCAATGAAAGCATTTGTGGCAATTTCAAAGCATGAGGGTATTAGCGGTTTGTTTATTAATAGGGATGTAAAAGGCACTATTGAAGGTTTATATCCTGTTAAAATAACTCAAATAACTATTGATAACGCCGGGATAATAAAAGGTACTAAAAGTAATAAGGTTTTATATGATTTTGAATGTGTTGAGGGTGAAACTGGAAGTTGTTTTGACAAAGATATAATAATATTACGAGATTTTACACTGGATGGAATCAAGACTAATGCTACTCGAAAAATATTATCAGAAAGCTTGGACACATCTGTAAAAAGTCAAGATTATCTCAATACCTTATTTACAAACGGATTGACAAACAAAGTAGTGGTACAGCTTTCATCAGACATAAAAGATGAAAAAGAGATAAAGAAGATGCAGGACAAATTTAATAGAATTTACAGCAGCAATGGGAAGATATTTACCGTTCCGGCAGGATATTCAATTGATGCATTAAATCTGTCCCTTGCAGATGCTCAATATGAGCAACTTCGTCGTTTATCAAAAGAGGAAATTGCATGTATGATGGGAGTCCCTTTATCAAAGTTAGGATTTGTAAAAGAAAATGCCAAGAGTGAGGAGCAGGATAATTTGAAATTTCTTTCTGACACCCTATTAATAATCTTTGAAGCCATAGAACAGGAAATGGATTGGAAGTTATTAACTGAAAAAGAAAGAAAACAGGGCTATAAGATAAGGTTTAACATAAATGTCTTACTTAGAACTGATAGTAAAACCCAGTCCGAAGTTATTAATTCTTATGTTAATAATGGGGTTTATGATTTAGATTACGCAAGGGGAATTCTTGGTGTTCCTAAATTAGGTGGAGAACCAATTATCACACTGCCTTCCGGGCAAATTCTATTGAAAGATTTATTAAGCGGTAATGTAAGCTATCTAAAAAATAAATCAGGAGAGGGAGGTGATAATTTAAATGGAAACTAGGGAATTTAGAAAAATAGACCAATATGAAATCAGACAGATAACCGATGATAATTCAGTTGAAATAACAGGTTACATAGCTAAATTTGATAGTCCAACAGAATTGTGGGAAGGATATTGGGAACAAATTGATAGAAATGCATTTAAGGATACATTATCTGACGGACATAATATATTTTTATTATATCATCACGATTGGTCAAAGCCTTTAGCAAGTACAAAGACAGGTACATTATTACTTGAAATTGATAATATCGGATTGAGATTTAATGCAACTATAAATAGTAATCTTACTTATGGTAAAGATGCTATAGAGTTAATAAGGCAAAGACTTATCGAGGGCTGCTCATTCGGATTTTATTGTAAAGAAGAAGATGTACATTATAATTCAGTTGATAATACTGTCATTAGAACATTATTGAAAGTTGAATTATACGAAGGTTCAATATTATGTATTCCACAGTATGAAGACACTTCGGTAGATGTATTTGCAAGGGCTAGAGAAATTGTAACTGAAGAGAAATTAAAAATTCAACAGGAAAAGGAATTATCAGAACTTAAAACTGATTTGGAGCTTCTTAAAATAGGAAACGAACTATTATAAGAAGTTTTTTTATAATTATAATTTTAAAGAAAGAAGGTATTTATTTATGAACATAAATGAATTGAGAAGTGAAATTACAACTAAGACAGAGGAAATGGGAAAGAAAATTGAAGCTAGAGATGTGATGGAGCAAAAGCACTAAAGGAAGAAATCAGACAGTCAAAGGAATTGTTGAAACTTGCAGAAGAAAGAGAAACAGACGAAAGAGAAGCATTAAAAAATCAAAAAAATGATGAAGAAAGAGGTAAAAATAATATAGAAAAAGTTAACGAATTTAGAGCAATAGTAAAACATGTTATGGGTAAAGATACAACACCAGAGGAAAGAGCAAATATTACAACAGTTGATAATTCTGCTGTAATTCCAAAGCAGTTTGTAAATCAGGTTATAGAAATACAAAAAGGATATGGTTCACTAAAACAATTATGTGACGTTATTCCTGTTACAAAGAATGAAGGTACAATTCCTGTAATAGACCTAGACCAAAATGAAATGGCTGAAGTTGCAGAAGGAGCAGATATCGTTGATGGTACATTTGTAAGTACTGATGTTCCATTTAAATGTGCAAAGGTAGGTTTAATTCAGTCTTTGACTTCTGAAACAGTTGAAGATGCAGAAGTTGAAATGGAAAACTTGGTTAAAAAGAACTTTACAAATATTGCAACTGCTAAAGAAAATACGAAGATTTTAAAGGTTATTACAGATAATGCAACAGTTATAGAAGGTGCAGTTGATTATACTGACCTTGAAAATGCAATTGATGGTTCACTTCCAAGTGTAAAAGCAGGATTAACTACTATAACTAATGTAAGTGGATATGTAAAACTAAAGAACTGGAAAGATGCACAGAAAAGACCTTTAAACCTTATTACAGTTGATGCAAATGGTGTAGAATATTTCCATGGACACGCAATAGTTCATGTTGAAGATGCAATGCTTCCTGCTACCGTTGGCAAGAATGTATTTTACATAGCTAATATGAAAGAGGCGGTAAAATATTGTGATAGAAATGCTATAACAGTTGCTAGAAGTTCTGAAGCAGGATTCACAGATGATACAATCAAGTTGAGAATACTTGAAAGATTTATTCCTGTTAAGGGTTCTGCAAGAAGTATTAAGAAGATTGAATTCTAATTTGGGAAGGGTAAATCCCTTCTCTTTTCACAGGTGAAAGGGTGATAGCATGACCTTAGATGAAGTTAGATCATATTTGAGAATAGATACTGATGTGGAAGACAATTTCTTAAACGAATTAATTGATTCTTCTCAGATATACATTGATAGTTGCACTGGAGAGGGTTATAAATCGGATGAAAAAGCTGCTAAATTAGCTTCATTATTACAAAAGAAGTTAATTAGTGATTTATATGAAAATAGAAGTACAACAGTTCCTGACAAAACTAAGCAGGATAAAATTGTAACTACTATATTAGATAAATTAAGTAGTTACGAGGTAGTCTTATGAATTTAAGCAGCCGCCTAAAAAACAGAATTGATGTATATGGTAAAGTCCCTTTTATTAATGAACTTGGTGAAGATGACTTCAAATATGGCAAAATTAAAAGTGTATGGGCAGAGATTACTGTGCAGAAAGGTGCATTGAAAAACAGTCAAGGTAACACAACATATGCCGACATCGACCACAAAATCGTTGTTAGAACTGGTGCTATACCTGACTTGGCTAATGACATGTACTTTATGTATCAAGGACAGAGATATGATATTAAATATTTCAATCCAAATTATAAGTATCAGGATTCTATAGAGATTTTCGTAAGTCTGGTGGTGAGTTAAATGAGTGATGGATTTGATATAAAAGAGCTTACAGATTTTGAAAAGAAGCTTATTGACCTTGCAACTACTAAGATGCCCAAAGAAAGTAAGAAATTTATGAGGGATGAAGGTACAAAACTCAAGAAAAAAACCATTGCAAAAGCTAAACAGAAGGTTAAAAAGGATTCTGGCAACTATCAAAAATCAATAAAGCGTGGAAAAGTCTACAAATATGAAGGTGACTTAAGTGTAAGAGCATACTCTGGAAATCCTGTAGCACATCTCATTGAAAACGGACACAGAATCGTAGATAAAAATGGTGTAGAACATGGATTTAAAGAGGGTGAACACGTCTTTGAAGAGGCACAAAAAGAATTTGAACAACAATATTATTCTGATGTCCAGAAATTTATTGATGATATGCTGGATAAAGGGCTATAGGTGACATATATGGTGACTTTGATTGATATAAACAAGGCTATAACCTCTAAAATCAGACAGGCTATAGCTGATACTGAATATAGTGATGTTCCGATCCCTGCAATTGATGTAACAGAATCAATAATTAGACCATCTATTAAATTTTCGATAGAAAACAGTTCAAATGGTAAATTTAATGCGAATTGCAGACAAAAAACGCTTATATGTAGAATATATTTCTTCGCAAAAGATAGAACAAAGTATAATTTAGACAATATAAAGATGCAGGATATATTAGAAAATGCCTTTTTTGATGGAATAACTATCAAAGAAGGTTTTTTTATACCTATTGATAATGTAGAAAGTGAAGTAACAGATGGTGTTTTAATATGTAGTTTTGATATGCAAACAATTGAATCGTTACCAGATGATAGCGAATCAAGTGAAACAATGGAAGATTTAATTTTAAATTTAGGAAAGGGTGATTGATATTATGGCTATAACATTACCTAATGTGCAAATTCAGTTCAAACAGTTGGCAAATAGCTTTGTACAAAGAAGTGAAAGAGGTATTGTAGTTTTAATTATTAAGGATGATACAAATAAAATGACCTTACCCCGATTTGATGGACACACCGAATGGCTGGTATAATAAAACCAGTTGGAGGTACCCATCATGAAACGTTATGATAGTAATTTTAAAGAACAAGCTGTCCGTCTTGTTACAGAGCAAGGTAAAAGTGTATCAAGTGTGGCTAATGACATTGGAATCCACGAAAACACCCTATACAAATGGATTGACCAGTACAAAACTCATAAAGAGAATGCTTTCCCAGGTAGCGGCAATCTAAGACCTGAAGATGAAGAACTCAGGAAACTTAAGAAGCGTGTTGCAGACCTTGAGATGGAGAATGAATTACTAAAAAAAGTAACGGCAATCTTCGCGAAAGACCGGAAATAATATATCCTATCATTCACGAATACCGCTTCAAATTCCCTGTTGAGAAGATGTGCCGACTATTAAATATATCTCGAAGCGGTTATTATGCTTGGGTTAAAAGACCTGAAAGCTTACGTAAGAAAAGGAATACAGAACTCCTTGAGAAAATCAGAAGAATTCACAAGGTATCCCGCGAAACTTACGGAAGCCCCCGAGTAACCAATGCCTTAAAGAATGAAGGCATAAAATGTGGCAAAAATCGTATAGCCAAACTGATGAAGGAAAATAATATTGCTGCTAAAACCAGGAAGAAATTTAAGGCTACAACTAATTCAAATCACAATTACCCAGTTGCAGATAATATCCTAAATCAGGACTTTACAGCTTATAAGCCTAATCAAATCTGGGTTGCAGATATTACTTATATACCAACAGATGAAGGTTGGCTCTACTTGGCTGCCATTATTGATCTCTATAACAGAAAAGTTGTTGGATGGGCAATGGATAGTACTATGACAAAACAGCTTTGTATAGATGCTTTAAAGCAAGCTATAGGTCGCCAAAGACATCCCAAAGGGGTTATTCATCATTCCGACAGAGGGGTTCAGTATGCCAGCAAGGAATACCAGAAAGTGCTGAACAGCAATGGTTTCACAGCAAGTATGAGCCGTAAGGGTAACTGTTACGACAATGCTTGTATGGAATCATTCTTTGGTACTCTTAAAACGGAGCTTATTTACTTAACAAGGTTCAAAACAAGGGCTGAGGCCCGTCTGGCTATCTTTGAATATATTGAAGTCTTTTATAATCGGATACGATTACATTCAAAGCTTGGCTATAAGTCACCTGTGGAATTCGAAAAGCAAAACAAAGCGGCTTAAATAAAATTTAACAAGATACAAAGAAAAACGGAGAAATCTCGCCATTCTTTGTGTCTAATTTATCAGGGAAAGGTCATACCGTATATTTTAAATTATATGATATTACAACAGATACATATATCAGTCATCCAAATGCGGTTGCCCCGAAAATGGGGGGGAATGCAAGTTACATAAACAATAAATTGTACTGGTATGGCGGTATGACTTACGCTGGCAATTATTCGACAAGTGTATATTTTTATTAAAATGAAAGAGAGGATTAAAAATGCAAGAAGAAAATTTAACAATATCAATATGGGATAGAGAAAGTCCCATTAATGGAGTTTCAGCAGAAGAAATATTATCTTATTGTGATGATATTGCAAAAGAACCTGTAGTTTTGTTATTTTCAGACCCAGATACAGGACATGTAAATCAAATACAATTTCCGAACACATTGGTTAATATATTAAACACACATGATTCTTTTAAGCCAGTGAATGAAACAGACCCTATAGTTATAGGACATTTATATTTACAATATTTGTATTTAATTAATCACACTGAACCACCTAAATCAGAATTGCAAATTTTACAAGAAACAGTTGATACATTGGTTGCAGATAATTTAAATTTACAAGCACAAATTGACACTTTAATCACATCAAATTTACAGGGGTAAAAGCATGTTTGAAAGGTTGAATTACTTACATAAGGCAAATGAACTCACAGAAAAGCAGATTGATATTGCGGTATCAAAGGGATGGATAACCGCCGAGGAAAAAATGAAGATAATTGGATAATATAATAGCTAATAGGATTACTCGGGAATGGGTAGTCCTCTTTATTATTTAGTTGTATTAACCTAAGCAAAATTGCCTTTATAAGTGAATATAGAACCCATTATTGTAATTATATTACATACAAATATTATTATTTATATTACAATATTTTTATTAATATGATAAAATTCGATAATAGGTATGAGATATAATTTGTAATTATAAACAATATTATTACTAAATATGATAACTAGAGTAAAGTTATACTTGCCATTAATGGCAAAATATGTTAAGATAATTACAGATTAATCTTAGGAAATAGTATAGACTATTCTTGAGGTGACTTACATTGAAGAAGCATGGAAAAAAAAGAAATTCTAGTGCTAAAGATTGCAAAGGGGATGAAGATATGAATAATGTTTTATATCTATCTCAACATAAAAAAGAACAAAGATCATTTGATTTTTTACGTATGTTTGTTGATTCTAAATATCGAAAAGAGATGTATAAACATCTAGATAAGGATTATGTTGAATCAAAAGAAGAAAGAGCCATTTTTGATGAATGGGATGAATATCAAAGAAGAGAGGACGATTAGGAAATGCCTTGTCCAATTAAACCACAGACTCCTACTAGCATAAAAGAAGAACATTTGGAAAAAGGGTGTGTACATTGGTTTGATAATACTCGAAATTCTGACACTGCTATTAGTTCAACAAAGGCTAGACCATGTGTAATAATAAGTCAATATAGAGCATCTTCTCAAAGAGTTACAGTCTCTCCTATTACTGGAAGAGAGCATTGTGAAGAAACCCCAAATGGTCAATTAAAATATCCATGTAACGCACCAATTTTTCAAACGGATAATTCTTTTTTAGATAAAGATAGTGTAGTTTTGTTAGACCAAGTTTATACAATTAAAAAAAGTGATTTATGTGAAGAATGGTATATGGGGAATCTGAAAGATACATATGAAGTAGATAAAGCAATTATCCATAATTATGATTTATATGAATCAACATTTAATATTTATAAAGAGTTATTTGAACAATTAAAGGATATGGCAGAAATTATACATACTTCAAATTACACAAGAACTTAATTTATAAAACTTTATACATTAAGTATTTTCTTGTATTCAAAATTAAATATTAATAACCCTAAAGGACTAGTTACCTCATACAACTAGTCCTTTTTTTGTTGTGCGGAAATTTAGAAAGTGAGGTCGAGTTTATGCCTAGTGTAAAATTTAAATATCAGGATGAACGTTTCGTTTATCAGAAACTCATAGATGCAGTAAATATTCTATGTACTGCAAAAGGTAAAGATTGCTTGTGTACGTCTGGCTATAGGAGTGTGGAGAAACAAAAGATTATTAATGCTCAGTCTTTAGAGCAAAGAAAAAGTCAAGGAGCATATCAATTAGCCAACGGTGCTGTATACACAAAAGACGGTAAGTGTTGGGCTGCTGCTTATGGTAAGTCAAATCATTGCTATTGTATTGCTATGGATATATCAGATGAATGGTTTAAAGCTCTGGCTAATGCTGAATTAAAAAAGTATGGGCTTGTTAAACCTATTTCATATGAGTCTTGGCATGTTCAATTACTTGAGCATCAGGGTATTTCACAGGCTAAGAAAGAACAGATTAGAGATAGTGTGTTGAAAGGAAAGGTTGATGATGATATGACAGTTAAAGAATTTCAAACTATTACAGGTCTACAAGCAGATGGTATTGTCGGTACTAATACTAAAAATAAAGCTAAGGAAATGTTACAAGTTTGTCAGGAGATATTAGGACAGAATTATAAAAATGCTACTGAGGCTATTAATGGGTGTATGACAAAGCCTAGTACTTGGTTAAATTTGATGAGTAAAACTAAGTATTTTGATAGTTTCGTTATGAATATCGTTAATAAGTTGAGCGGAAAGTAGTAATAAACAGGAAGTGAGGAAGATATATGGATAATATAAATGCAATTAAAGCTTCGATAGTTACGGTATTTGCAACTATATCAGCTTGTCTTGGTTGGTTTGGTTGGCTTGTAGTAATATTTGTTGGAAGTCTTTTATCTGATTGGATTACAGGAACACTTGTAGCTTGTAAAAACGGTCAATGGAGTAGTAAGGCAAGTAGAGAAGGAATATGGCATAAGTTCGGAAGTATTATAGCAGTATTAGTTGCTGCTGTTGTTGATATAGTTATTGGTATGGTCATTAATAATATACCAAGTGTTACATTACCTTTTACATATACAGTTTTATTATGTCCTATTGTGTTAGTATGGTATATCGTAGGAGAGTTAGGCAGTATTATTGAAAATGCAGGACTTATGGGAGCACCTGTTCCTAGTTTTCTACAAAAAATGATTGTAGCATTTAAAAACACGGTTGATGACGCTGGGAATAAAATAGTAGATAATAAGTAG